CATGGGAAGTTATTAATGTCAGGCTCATTTGGACCAGGCTATCAGCCACCACCAGCGAAACCTAACTGGGTTGATGTTGTTATTGATTATTACAATCTTGTACAGAATTCAAACAAAACAACTAAAGACAAAGTAACCGTCTCTACTAGTACCACTACTGCAGCCACCGTAACTTCGTTGGATAGAGCAGCCATGAATGACTACGAAAAAAATGCACAAGGGATTTTCAGTAAGGCAAGCCAAAAGTACACCAAAGCCGCCGATAAAGCCTCTGATACTGCATCTTTGAAGGACGACATCGCAGCGGCTAAAGTTTATTTGACAAGCCTTGAAAATGCTATTCAGGAAAACGCTAAAGGAATTTCTACTGCTAATAGTGTGACCTGGGCTACTACTGAAGCAAAAACTGCTGCTTTATCAACTTTAATTACTCAACAAACAAAACTAAATAAAGAGCATGCCCGTATTCAAGGCGTAATTGATTCTTTAAATGATTCACTTAATACTAAGGTGGTTGCAAAAGGCGATAAGGGTACTAACATTACCCACGATACAAAGACCGTTGCAGACACGCCTTCGGACTTTGTTAAGGGCATTGTGGCACCACCACAGTTGAACCCAAACACCTCTCCAGCAGGAGCGTCACTCGTCTCTGCTCCCGCACCTCAAGTTGAAGAGCAAACACAGGTTAGTACTGCTGGTCGTCCTAGTAAAGGGTTGTCTCTGACATACAATGTGCCTACAGTATCGGATGCTTACTTTAGCAACAACACAGAGTACTTAAAGGAAACTACCTACCGAGGTAACACCCCACAAAAAGTTGAACGTGCAATGCAGTTGTTTAATAGTGCTTCAAATAGCAAAGGCATGTTTGCTATGACTAACGTAACTAAGAACTTGTCTGGTGTTGCACCGAGCGGTGGCGACCCAGGTGGTGGAGCAGGATGGTCCTATGAAGCCGAATGGGTTAAATGGGGATTCCAATTTTTGTACAACCCAGCCACAGTAACCATGACCTATGCCATGGCTCCAGCCATTGACCTAGGTATGTTGACTAGTGGTCGAGAAGGGTTTAACTTGATGGGTACTGATGGTAACTTCTCCACTATTTCTTTTGAAATTATTATCAACAGAATGTTTGACATGAAGTACTTTAACAAAAACGGTACTTTAACTGAGGCAGGTAAAGCCCAGTATGGTAACCATGTCCCTACTGCAAAAGACCAAATAGACATTTTCAAAAAGGGAACTATGTATGACATAGAGTACCTTCTACGCACTGCAAGCCAAGGTGCCTTGATTCAAAAGTCCTGGCTTCGTGGCTACACTGCTGACCTAGGGTATGTAGGTGCTGCACCTGTTGAACTTCACTTAGGTAAATCTATGAGGTATTGGGGAATGCTTGCTGGTATGGAAGTAAACCACACTATCTTTAATGAAAGAATGGTTCCTGTTTTTTCTTCTGTTTCGCTTACCTTCTCCCGTTATGTTGAACCGTCAAAGGCACCAAAATGATTTACTCTGACAGCCGTTACGCAGATGGCACTATTTTTACTGCAAATGATTCTAGAACTAACTTGCCTAGAATTACGGTTTACCGCACATTCCCTACTGCCCAAACAAAGTTCTACTACTACAACTGGGTTGAGAACGACCGTATAGACGCTGTGGCTAACGACCTTCTTGGCAGCCCGTTGCTTTGGTGGAAGATTATGGATTACAACCCAGAAATTATTGACCCATTTGACATCGTTGTGGGCACAACTATAAGGATTCCTCGTGACTAGCCTTAAGAATAATAAGAAGTTTAGAAGTACTAGGTACACTGTAGAGTTCCCTACCTTCTCTAGCCTTCATGAGACTCAACCAAGAAAGGTTGAGTTGATTCAGGCTAAGGGTAAGCACGACCTTCTTGTGCTTGAGTACTCTCAAGTAAGCCCACTTTGGTTCTCCACAATAAAGTCTGGAGTACCAGTGACGTTTACATGGCGGTATGGAAATGACACTAAGCATTGGATTGGTTATGTTCAGGGTATTAGCAAAACTGTTAACTCACAGCGTAGCAACCTTATGACCATTACTTGTTGGGGCTCTACCTTTGTAATGAAGGCTAAGGACATTCGAGTGTTTACAAACATGACTATTCCTGATGTTGTAAAAAAGATAGTTACTGAACATGGGTATAGATTCCATGGCGACCCTAATGATTACCGACCAGCACAGTTAATCATGTCTGGACAATCTGACTGGGAGTGGATTCAAATGCAGGCGGATTTGCTAGGCTATGGAGCCTATGCAGATGGTATGGACTTTTACTTTAAAAAACTAGATAACCTAATTAACAGTTCATTTAATAATGCCGCTGTTCTTACTATGGACAATCAAGCAATACCTGTGGGGCAGGCTGTTTTCGATAAAACTCTCCAAAGATTTAAGGTGCTTAACAGCGAGTATGTGGAATCAGACAAGCAACACCTTCGCTCCGTTAAGAATGTTGGTGGAGTAGACCCAGTGACTAACGAAGGGTTTCTTGTTTCCAGAAGTCCACAAAAAGTTGGAACTAACCTCCGTAAGAACAACCATGATGTTTTGTTTAACCAGTATCTTACGGAGACTGTGGCTAACAATCGAGCCGAGTCCATAGCATTGGCTCATGGAGCGGCTACTATGGGTAGGTTTAAAATGCCTGCTCATGCACAGGCTCAAGGTGACATCCGCATTAGACCTCATGCAGCCGTTTACATTGGTGGTACTGGTGAATTAACTGACGGATACTGGCTTGTTGAGGATGTGTGCCATACGTTTACCCTTGCTGGAGACCACGAAGTTACCCTTAACTTAGTTACTGATGGTGTTGGTAACACTGTGCAAACTCCTTTTAGAAAGCGAGACGCCAGCACTGTTGGAACGATAAACTTAGAGCATGCTTTAAACGCATTGGGCAACGTTTTTAACTCGTTCTTGCCTAGTTCAGTTAGGCTACATCAACCAGAACCTGTTACTAATCAAGGTAACCAAGGGTTTAAGCGTACTCCTGCTGTATGGCGGTCAACCAAGATGGGAAGATAATGAGCATACAAGAAACTGCAATTTCTTTACCGTTTAGATACGACAACTATGGAAACATAGTAAAGACCAATGACCAGCAAAAGATTTGGGAGGACCGAGTATTATCCGTAGTGGGAACCTCCATAGGTGAAAGAGTTATGCGAAGTAACTTTGGAACAGAAATAAAAGAAGCGTTGTTTGATACTCAAACTGGTATGGAGGAGAAGGTCAAAGACACTGTTACTAAAGCGTTTGAAAACTTCTTGCCAATGCTAACCCTTGCCGACATCACAAATGATTACGATTTAAAAGACAACATCATGAGTGTGACAATTACTTACGCTTTACCTAACCGTCAAATCCTGGTTAGCACCGTCCCAGTTACTGTTGGAACCATCAGTATTTCAGGAAACAAACTACCTAAAGAGGCACTCTAAATGACTGTAGCACCAAAGAAGATAGTCCCCTCTGTTGATTACACCAGCAGAGATTACTCCGCCCTACGCCAAGAATTAATTGTTCGTGTGCAGGACCGAGTCCCTGGTTGGGCTGGCAATGACCCTGCCGACTTTGGTCTAGCCCTCATTGAGTCTTTTGCCTACATGGGTGACTTAGTCAACTATTACATTGACCGAATTGCTAATGAGTCTTACCTATTGACTGCAACTCAACGCCAAAGCGTGTTGAACTTGGCTGCTCAGTATGGCTATTACCCTCAAGGCTATACCTCAGCAACTACCGCTATCACTTTTGTTAGCAACAAAGGATACCGTGGAGACATTGGTGGTTCGGTTTTGGAAAGCACTGATGCTTACCTAATTGTTCCTAATGACCACACTTTTGTAGTTGGAGAAACAGTTACTGTAACAGGGCATGCTGAGACATCTTCTACAGGTGGAAACTCAAGCACTTCCAGCACAGTCATTACGTTGACTGCGTCTAATTCAAGTATTGTTGCTGGTCAGGTAGTTTCTGGAACTGGCATCGCTGGCTCACCTACCGTAGTCTCTTGTGTTGGAACCACGCTTACTTTGAGTAGTGCACAGTCAATTGCTAATGGAACTACCCTCTACTTTACTGCTGGTCAATACAACGGAACATTTACAATTACTGGTCTTACTTACTCTGGAGGTTCTCTCAGCGTTCCAGTTGGTAGCAACGTAATTAAATACCGTCCACAAGCAAACATTACTGGGTATACTGTTGCAGCAGTTCCTGCTATTTCGGGATACAGCATTGCTTTTAACTATGCTTTTCCAGATACTAAAACTATGACTGTTGGTCAGAGCGTTATTGTTAGCGGGGTGACCATGTCAGGTAGTGGTACTGGAACTGTTAACGGAACATTTACTGTGTATAGCATCGATACGGTTGCTGGAACTTTTACAGTCCAAGTGGCTTCTGCTAGTGCTCCAACCAAGACTTATGTTTCTGGAGGAATTGCTAACTACTCAAACATTGCTGTTGGTGGTGCTAGTGGTTATGCATACGAAACTGGAAGTACCCTTATTCCAGCAGGAACGCAATTTTACCAGGATGTTACCTATAACAACGAAGTAATGGAAGTTTACTTTTCATTAAACGAAGATGTTTCTGTTCCTTACCAAGGAACCTTAAGTCACGTAGTTTACCAAGGTCGCAACATTGCTGGTTTAGCAGAAAACCTTGCTAACTCCAGCATCGTTGGTGATGTGTCTGGAGAATTAGTTGGAACGTCTGATGGAACCATCAACCAGTACTACTTGCTATCTCAAGCATTTGTTGATGTAACGAGTATTGCAGTGTACGTAGCAAGCGGAAATTATTACGTTACTTGGCAGCAGGTAGACAACTTAAACGACTGGTCAAACGTGTCTACTGTGTACACAACAAGCACAGACGAAGACGGCTACACCTACATTGTGTTTGGTGACGGAGTCTCTGGAGCCATACCTCCACAAGATTCTAAAATTAAAGTAGCGTATTTCGCTGGTGCGGGAGCCGAGGGAAACATTGAAGCAAATGGTTTGGAGTATTTTTACTTCCCAACTATTTCTTCTGCAGCCCAAACCGACATAAAAACCTACATCGACATCAGTCACCCAGCGGCAACTGGTGGGTCAGACCCAGAATCAAGTGACAGTATCCGCAGCAATGCTCCCCGAGCACTTAGAGCCATGAATCGTGCGGTGACTTTGCAGGACTTTATTGATTTATCTGTAGCCGTTCCTGGCGTAGCAAAGGCAAACGCTACTGCGGACATTTGGTCTTCAGTCAACGTGTATGTTGCTCCAACTGCCTCTGATTATTCTGTTGCACCTGTGGTAAGTGATTCTTTGCTAACTAGCGTTGCTTCTTCTTTAACTAGTAAGTGTCAGATTGGAGCATCGGTTCAGGTCTCATCTGCTACCTATAAAACTATCTATTTAGAAATCACGTACAGTATCTTGGATAACTTTAGCCAAGATGCTGTTGCAACCGCATTAAAGGCTACTTTGACAGATGTCTACGCTTACAAAAACGTACAGTTTGGACAAACCATTATGGCAAGCGACATAGAGTACATTTGTAGAAATGTTTCGGGAGTAAACACCGCTAAAGTAACCGCCTTGTATAGAGACGGTGGTTCTGGGATTAACACACTTGTTGCCTTCCCGAGTGAGTTGTTTGTTCTTACCGAGGCATCAGTATCGTTTGTATTGGCTTCTTCAGATGCAACACTTACTAATTTGGTGGCTTCAATTGGTGGAGCGATTGCTGGGTTCTCGTCAACTACCTTAACCTATGCCATTACCGTTAGTTCTGGAGATACCTCCATAACCATCACCCCAACTGCGGCTAATGCTAACGCTACGATTAGCGTCAAAGACAAGCCAGTAACAAGTGGAAGTACAAGTACCCCAATTGCTTTGAGTACTGGAAGCAACCCTATTTACATCATCGTTAGTGCTGCAGACGGAACTACTAACGCTTACTACTTGAATGTGATTAAACCATAATCATGGAAGTAACGCACCCACTCTATGGAATTTACAGAGGTATTATCCAGCACATAGATGACCCTTTGAAAAAGGGTCGTGTACGTTTACGTATTCCGCAGGTATTAGCAAACGAAATTACTGATTGGGTATGGCTTAAAGAAACTCCTATGCTTCGCACTAGCGTGCCCAAGATTGGGCAGGGAGTATGGATTATGTTCGAAGGTGGTAACGCCTCTTACCCATTATGGGTAGGTACTTTTGGTAAAAACGTAGATTCAAAAAAGGTATTACCTTTAGTATCCACACTGGATTCTAAGCCAAGTAGTTACTCTAATTTGGTATTTAAAGAAGCATTTGATGGAACAGAACTAGACATCACTAACTCCATAGTGGCTATGGATACTTTGATAGATGGAGGCTCCGCTTGACCCCCGAAATCCTGAGTAATCAGGGACAATAGAACTAGAAATTAGGAGATACCGTGGCTTATCCAAACTCTGCCTCAACCTTTACCAGAGTAACTAACTATAAGGACCTAGTCCTTGAGACTCAAATCAACCCTATCTACGTTGATTTGGAGCAAATAGAGTCAGACCTTATTGGTAATAGCGTTTCCGCTAACCTAAAGGCTCCGAACATTGTTAGCGGTGTTGCGTTTATTCAAGGAACTACTCCGTTTGCTGGGGGGTTAGTTAGCCGCCTTAACAACATGGATGCTGGTTTATACACTGCGTACAATGACCGTGTCGCCAGCGTAGGACTAGGTGCCATCAATACCGCTGCTGCAAACATTGCCACAACTCCATTGGCAATTCGTGGAGCAGGCAGTTCTTCTACCATTACTGGTGCTTCTACAGATGGAACAACAGTTACCTATGTTGGGGCAAACAGTTTTGTTTCAAGTCAAACTGTAACCATCTCAGGTATTGTGTCATCTAAAGCCTATACAGGGTTTACTGGAACTACTGGTGCATTTTCTTCTACAAGTTCTAGCCCATTCACTATTACTGGAACTCACGGCATTCTTTCTGCTGCCTTGCCATCAACTGCGTCTATTGTTATTAACGCTCCTACTCCAGTAACTGTTACAGGAACTCTTTCGTACATCAGTAGCAGTGCTTTATCTTTTGTTTCTAGTGCTAAAAAAATTGGTTACATAGCAACGGTAAGTGCAACTTCATCAGGAACTCTCTTGACTATGGCTACTGCTGATACTACAAACATTGGTGACGGTATGACTATGGTTATTTTGACTGGTACTGGAACATTAAACGGTGTGACAACCGTAACTGTTGCCTCTGGAACAACAGTTACTATGAGTGCAACACCTACGGTGGCACTTACGTCAGGTACAGTGGTGATGTTTTATTGGGCAGCAAAAAGTACCACTATTACTTTGACTGGGTTGCTCAATCTATCAAACGTAACTTTGGCATCGGCATCAGGAACTGGGTTTACTGTAACCAACAGCAATGCTCCTTCAGGAACTACTTGGACTTCTGGCGGAACAGCAATTAGCAAAACTAATGCAGCAGGTCTTACTGACTGGAAAACTTATGACGGAACTTCGGCAACTGTTGTTGCAACTGTAGACGCTACAGGAACTTTTGTAGGCTCTGTCAGTGGCGGTAGTGCCTCAAGTACTTACAATAACTAGGAGTTAACCAATGACCCAAGCAATTTATGGTGGCGGCGGCTCCTACTATGGACTAATTGTCTATGGTCAAAACCCACAGTTAAGTTTTAACGCCCAACCTATGTGGGCTAGACCGTATCTTAACTACGGACAAGTAAGAGTATTTTGGACTACTCCTGTTCCTAAAGACGGCTCCTCTTACATCGGCATTCGTTTAATTAGAAACTTTGACCAATACCCAGAGCACTCTGAGGATGGCAAAATTGTTATTGAAAATTATGGAACAAATCCGACTTTAGGTGGGAATACTTATTACGACGACACAGTTATCCCAGGTCAGTTTGTTTACTACAGAATCTTTGTGCTATTGGGACCAACAGTTCAAGGGGCTGCATTTGAATGGTTTGATGCTGGTACTGCTTTCTGTCTGGCTCCCGCAGCCCACGACAGCAAAACCCCAGTAAACACTTTTAAGAGTATTTCATCTAGCAACGTTATAGGTGACGTCCGTATTCCGCAGGCTACTCTAATGACTACTCACGATAAGTTCATGAGCCTTCTTCCATCTATTTATCAGTATGATAATAGTCAAGGAATTGTTAGTAACGTACCTACCCCAACTCAAAACAACGACAATCCACTGTCTGTATTTTTAAAGGGGTTCTCATTAACTCTTGATGACTTGATGACTTACGCAGATACTACTAAACCAGATTCGTCTGGTCGTAGGCTAAACCCTAGCGTGGTAAACGTAAAGAGTTACCAATTAGGTCTACCAATGGACCAAGACGGCAATACTACCCAGCAGAAAAAACTTATTCGTAACGCTATCTATACCTATAGCCGTAAGGGCACTCGTATTGGTCTTGAAAGATTTGTAGAAGACATTACTGGTAATGACTCAACTATTACAGTTGGACCAAACTTAATGCTGTCTATCCAGGATGCTTCGTTCTACAAAGGCATAGGCTTCTGGAAAGTAGTTGGCACAGGTGCCACAATTACCTCTGATTTATTTGCTCCAATGGCTATTGGTACTGGAGAATCTGTATTCGATACTGAGTACACAGGAAAAGTTGTTGTTTCATCAACCAACACAACAATTACTAATGGATTTGGTGCTCCATTAACCAAAGGCATACCAGTAAGCCCATCCACTGCTTATGACATGGTATTCAACTACTACGCACCAAGTAACTTTACTTGGAGCATTGCTTGGTATGACGTTAGTGGGACAGCCCTTACTCCAACTACAGGGAGCGTAACTGTGACCCCAAGTACTTGGACTAAAGCCTCTGTAAGTTTTACTACTCCACTTACAGCGGTTAAAGGGCTACTGTCGTTTACCTTTGCGACTGTCGGAACGTACTACCTAGACAGGATTGGTATTTTTCCTGATGTGGCATCGCCTGCTTATACCGAACCACGTATGGTAACGGTGTTCTTAAACCCAACAAAAACCAATCTAATAACAAACCCATCTGTAGAAGTTGACACGACTGGGTGGTCTATTACTGGGACTGGAACCAGCATTGCACGAGTTGCGGAAACTACTACGGACATTCTTGGTCCAAGTTACACACCTAATGGTTCGTATCTTTTAAAGTCTACATTTGCTACAGGTGCGTGCACTCTTTCTCCAAACACTACTACAGCCACCGCAAACAATTACTACACGTTTTCTATTTACTCGGCTACTAAAACAGGTAGTCAGCCCTTTGTACTGAACTTAAAAGCCAGCATGCCAGTTACAATGATTAGCAGCCAAGTGGTGGGTACTACAGGAACTGTTTGGTTCCAACAAGGTCACCCATTTCGTGTTGGAGATGCCATTAGTTTTACAGGCGGTTCATTGAACGGTACTTCATCTACAGTAACCGCCATTAACGATGCTTCGGTTTCGTTTGTTACTGCTGTAGGTGCGTATACAAAAACTAACGATGCAAGTACTGCAACAATCTCTACTGCGTCATCTAAGTCAAGCATTGCTACAATCGATACTGCAATTACCCAAGCCAACTATGTGTCTAGTATTAGTGCTACTTATACCTACTCTGCAACTTCTCAATTAGCAGCAATAGGTCAAACAATTAGCATTTTAGGTGTTGCTGGGGGTACCTATAACCAGTTTGTAAAAGTGACAGCAGTTGCTACAATAACGGCTGGGACTACATACTCATTCACAGCCAGTGGAGTTGGTTTTTCAAATACTCCAGGCTCAGGAGGATTGGCTGGGTTTGCTTGGGCAAGAAATTCTGTAACTTTGTATGTTCCAGCAACATGGAAAAGCACTAGCAGTACTTATGGAGCGATTACTGTAGCCCCGACTATTACCACAACAACTGCTAATGGAGTTATTTATTTTGACTCTTCCCAACTAGAAGCCGCAGTAAGTGCTACTGATTATTTCGACGGCTCTATGGTGGGTCAAGGCGGTAAGTGGGCTGGCACAGCATTTAACTCAGTAAGTTATTACTACCCAAATCGCACCAAAAGAAGACTAAGACTAAGGCTTGCTACCTACGTAACTGGCTCAACTAGTTCAGACATTATCAAAGGTTATTTACCAGCAAATACGCCTTACATCATCTCGGATTACATTGACACTGGAGTCATGAAACTTTCGTAGTATGCTGTCCGCATGGACACTTTTTTCGTAGTAATTATTTCTGGTATGGCGGCAGGTTATGTCGTTGAATTCCTTGTGACTATCCTTGAAAAACTCATAAGTGGCAGAGTACTTAGGACTATTCTGACTGCCCCTTTGAGCATTCTGGCTACTTGGTTGTTTGGATTATCTGGCTGGTTGATGGTGGTCGCAGGGTTAGCAGCGGCATTTTTTGCCTTGGTAATCTTGGGTCTAATCAACAAACCACAAGTAGTTACGGCTCCCTTGACACGTAGGCTATAGTAGCCCCATGACCGTACCACTACCCGTTGAAGCATTCAGTCTAGAACTAGACGATAAAGAGTTTCGCCTACTCGTCGCCATGTGCCATCTATCAGCCTCTGACGGGGGTGTAGAAGCCACAATGGAGGACTTGGCAATCCTGACTCGTCGAGGCGAAGAGAACGTCCGTAGGGCTCTCAGAGGGCTGGAATCAAAAGGTCTTGTTCAGACCACTAGAACCAAGCGAAACCTTGGTCGTCTATACAAAAATCGATACACTTTGACCCACTGTATGGTGGGGTCAGAAACAACTGTCATCCACCATACGGTGGGGTCAACAGGTGGTATGCAGATGGTACCAGTTATTACTAATACTACTAATAGTCAAGTAAGTAGGGTAATAAATACTACGTATTTATTAGTGGGAAACGAAGTTCCCCACAAGGAGGAAACTATGAACCGATGGGAAGAAGACGACGACACAGTCGCATTTGGATTACTGGATGGCGAACTACCAGCCAAGCAAGCACAGGCTAGAGTCAGCGATAAACGCAAGCCAAAGACTCGTGGCAATAGACCAGTCACAGACTGGACAACCTACGACGTTGCCTGTGAGTTTTCCTACCGACTCAGCCGCAAGTTCCCCCTGATTCCAGGGCTAGTCAACGTCAAAGGATTGGCAGGTGCCTTGGCTAAGAACCGCCGTGAGTACGGGATTACTTCGGTAGTCGAGATTGAAGTCATGGATTTATTCTTTGGCGATGAACGTCGATGGCGTGCTGCAGAACAACACCCTGAAAAGATTCACGGTAAGTATCTCCGCATGTTCACCACCAATTTGGAAGAGGCTCTAGGCAACCTGGGCATGCTTGACCAACTCACCGATACCGCAGTAGTAGCAACCAAAGGTTCTTTTGTGTATGCTTCTGATGGAACACGCTTCAACGATTCATTCTTGGGGCGTAAAGCGTTACAGCAACATGAGCAAGATTTGGAGAACACCCGTGCCCTATGATTTAAACTCTTTATCCCCGATGAAGCGTGCTTGGATTATGCATAACTCAAACATTCCTGAAAGGTTTTTTGGATGGGGCAAAGAAGACATCCAAAGAGACCTAGGTGTATTTCCAAAAGAAGTTGAACATTGGCTAACTCAAGCCTTGTCTGGCAAAATCATCAAGTGCCAAGGTGGTTTAGGAACTACTGGAGTAGGACTAGGGTTTGATGGACCTCCAGGTCGTGGCAAGACTACTCATGCTGTAACTACAATCATGGAATTCATTAGAAATCTTCCTGAAGATGAGGAAGAAATCGCCAAGATACTTGGTTACAAGTTAGAGGACTTGAGCCGTAAGTGTCGCCCAATCTACTACTTGACTTTCCCTGACTTGTTCAATCGTAAGAAAGCAATCTTTGATGCCCGTGACGAGGAACGTCAAAGACTTATTGACGAAATGGAAGGTCTTCACGGTCGTGCCAAGGACGACAGACTCAACGTTCGTATCCTAGTTCTTGATGACCTAGGCAAAGAATACGGCTCGACTTTTAATGACGCTGCCTTTGATGAAATCTTACGCTCACGCTATGACAAAGCCATTCCAAACATAGTTACCACAAATGTTCTTATAGAAAACTGGGGCAAACAGTACAAGGATGCCATGGGCTCATTCGCTTACGAGGCTTTTAGACAAGTTACGTTGGATAATAGAACTGACCTACGGAGGTCAAATTGAAAGGTTCTAGTATGGAAAGCGAATGGCGTACAGTCCAAATCTTCCTAGATGAAGAAATGACTGGCGTGTTTGAGGTTCAAGTAAGCAATACAAACTCAAAGAAGTTATCTTGCTCTTGCAACACCTACGCTAATTCATCCAAGTGCAGGCACATCCGTTATGTCAAAAACGCTATGGACAATAACTCAGGTCACTACGCTATCCAGATACCAGCCACAGCAACCGAAGATGCCAGAGACATAAGTACTGCTGAGGAATGGCGTAACTTTGTAGTTAAACACGCCAAAGTAATAGTCCTGTGAGAGGTGGCGACATCTCCAACGAGACATCCCCAAAGATTGTTGTTGTAATTGATGTTGTTGGAACTGTAGTAACTGAGGAAGTCAACAAAGGATTTCTAAGAAAAGAACAGATTCAAAGAGTAAAAACTATTGACTTGAAAAACGTTTCTCAGTTATGGAACTTGGGTAACAAGTATGGGTTGTCAATAGAGTTAGCGGCTTTTGCCAGCGATGGTTGGACTCAGGAAACGCTAGAAGAAGTAATGGAAAAATTGGAAAGAAGAGTTTCAAATCCTTTTAACTACGCAGAAGTTTACGCAGACATTGAGGAACTAATCTCGGTGCTTCCATACCGTGCAAACCTAAAGGGAGTAGTTGATGTGCAAGAACGTGTTGCACGATACGGCTCCTATGGTGTAGAACTAAATAATCTTTAAAAAAGAACGAGGGTAAAATGGCTTACGATAACGAACACAGACTTGTAAGTAAAGTCATCATGGACCGTGACATTGTCAGGGTTATTGAGCAAGGCATCAAAGACGAATGGTTTGTTGATAGTGACCTACGTCGAGTTTGGAAGTTTGTTCGTGAGCACTACTCTAACTACCGTGAAGTGCCTACACACATAGCCGTCCATGACAACTTCCCTAACTTTAAAATCCTAAAAAATGTCGAAGACACTATCGATTATTTGATTGACCAGATGGTTTCATTCCGTCGCCGTACCCTGACCCGTAACGGTATCGAGAACGTAATCGAATTAGTCCAACAGAATGACCACGAGGCTGCTCTGTCAGAAATGAGCAACACTGTCACAGTGGTAAACGCTCAAGGTGTCATTGGAACAACTCACCTAGACCTCACCAAGGACCCAGATAAGTTTTGGGATGAATACCAAAGCGTGCAGAACTCGGTCCTCCTTGGGGTTCCTACGGGCTTTGACAAGATAGATAAGGCTACTGCAGGGCTACAGGGTGGTCAGTTGATTACTGTTATCGCTCCACCTAAGACAGGTAAGTCACAGATTTGCTTACGTATGGCTACTAATGTTCATAACGCTGGGCTTACTCCAATGTTCCAATCCTTTGAGATGAACAACCACGAGCAGACTCAACGCTATTACTCCATGGCATCGAACGTTTCAAACGCAAGACTGCGTCTTGGAAACCTTAACACTCAAGAAGAAGAACGATTAATCAAAACTATTGATGGGCTAAAGATTAAGCATCCATTCCACTTCGTGGATGCCGTTAACGGTTTAACAGTAGATTCACTGATGGCAAAGGCAGAACAACTAAAGCCTGATGTGTTGTTTGTTGACGGCGTATACCTGATGCTTGACCAAGTAACAGGTGAGGCAAATACTCCACAGGCTTTGACCAACATCACCCGTGCCCTAAAGCGTGTCGCTCAACGCCTAGACATCCCAGTAATCATCAGCACACAGACCTTGTTATGGAAGATGCGTGGCGGTAAAGTAACTGCGGACTCCATTGGTTACTCGTCATCATTCTTTCAAGACTCGGATGTCATCCTAG